GCGACATCGCGACCATGATGCCGCCTGAAGCCGAGACCGTCCCGGCACTGCAAAACACCTGGCGCTCGGTTTTCCTCGACGTTGAGGCTGCTACCGTGGCACAGATGGCCGTGGAGCTGGGAGACGTGTCCGAGTGGCTGGCGATGCCTCCTGAAGCTCACCGTGTCGTCGCGCTTGACCGCCTGGGCGATGCCATCAAGGTCGACGAGACAATCAGGCGTCAGCTCTCCGAGGCAATGCGCGTCGAGCTTTCCCGGCAGCCCATGCCGTCGCCGCCGCAACTCGCGGCAGCGCTCCGGCAGGAGGCAGGCCAAGTATTTGACCGCGCCATAGCCCGTGCCTCTACCATCGCGCGTACTGAGGTCGGAAACGTCCTTGGAGACTACCGCGCCGCCGTGATGGAGGCCGAGGGCGTCAAGAAGAAGCGATGGAGCGCGGTCCATGACGGACACACCAGGGAAAGCCATCTCCGCGCTGAAGGTGCCGGGGCGATTGCCTGGGCTGAGAAGTTCCCGAACGGCCTCACCAGGCCGCATGATCCGGTCAACGGGACCGGGGCGGATGTCATCAACTGCCGGTGCGTGCTGCTCCCGGTCATGGAGGATTGAGGATGAAGGGCAACACCATTGGAAAGGCTCTCACGGTCAACGCTGACCGGGCCGTCATTGCCGGGCTGCTCCAGGCTCGCGGGATCGACGTGGACCCGGAAGTCGCGGCGTCCCGGTACGTCCGGTACATGGCATCCGAGGAGTCTGTCGACTCGGTGGGTGATGTCATCAAGGCGGATGCGTGGGACGTGACCGAGTGGCTGAAAAATCCAGCCATGTTCGCGGACCACAAGAACAGTGTCGAGTCAATGGTCGCTCGCGGACTCAATGCGCAGGTGATCGGCAAGCAGCTGATCGTCGACGCCTTCTTCCTGCCTCCTGACCTCGACGCCACAGGGCTGGCAGAGGCGTGCTATAAGCTCTGCAAGGCCGGCATCCTTCCGGACTGCTCTGTCGGATTCCGCCCGAAGTCCGGCGGCTGGCGCTGGGCAACAGATGCCGACCGGGTGACGTGGAAGGGTGCCACCGGGATATACACCGCCGTCTCGCTGAAGGAACTTTCCTGCGTAGGAGTCGGCGCCCATCCGGCAGCCAAGGTCGAGGCTGTAGCGAAGGGATTGCGGGATGGATCGCTTTCTGATGCTGATGTCCGCGCCCTCCAGGGCAACGAGGCTACCATCGAACTTGTGGAACGCGCCCTCTTCCGTCTCTCCGGACCGACGATGCAGGTAAAGGCTATCGAGATTCCCGAGCCAAGCGCACCTGCCGCACCTGACTTCTCGCCGGTGCTGGATGCCATTGCCGTGATGGGCAAACGCCTCGCCTCGATGGAGCGCAAGGCCGCACTCCAGCAGACCCAGAAGGCCGCAGAGCTGGGCATCTTCCTGACGATCGAGTCCGCACAGGCGATTGCCACCTACGCAGAGGCCATCGCAGAGGAAATCGAGAAGTATATTCCCGAAGACGAAGACGAATCCGGCTCCGATGGAAGCGGTGGAACTCCAGCACCCGACCACTCCCCGGTCGCACCTCCTTACGAGGAGGACGTAAGCAAGTCGAAGAGCGCGGAAGCAAGCGCACTCGAGACGGTGCTGAAGCAGTTCAAGGATTTCACCACTACCACCACAGGAGCATGAACATGGATGAGCAGATCATCAAGGATCTCCAGGGCGCCATCGAGCAGATGAAGGCTTTGGGCGGAATGGACCAGAAGGTCAAGGAGTACAGCGACAAGCTGGAAACTCTCGAGAAGAGTGTGACCGAGATGAAGCAGAAGACCGCAGCCTTCAACGTCTCCGGCGTGTCCGAGGAATTCGGCATCGCCCCCGAGGACGCCCGCAAGTTCAACGCCGCCGCCCTCCTCAAGAGCCTGCACGCTCACGCCATCGCGCAGACCGCAGGCGTCAACGTCGAGAAGGTCGCCGGCTACAATGGCCGCGAGCGCGAGCTGGCCGAGCAGATGCGCACCAAGGCCGCAGAGTTCGGCAATGACGGCTCGGGCGGTCTCTTCGTCCCGTCCGACATCATGGCCGACTTCGTGGACACCCTGCGCCCCTCCGATCGCATCCTCCTGGATGCCGGCGCTCGCATGGTCAACCTGCCGAGCGGAACCGGCACCCTGTCGCTTCCCCGCAAGCTGTCCAACTCCGTCGCCTACGACCTTGCCGAGAATGGCGTCCCGACGCCCTCCGACCTGGGCTGGGAGATGCGGAACCTCACCCCGCACCGCACGAGCGCGACCAGCTCGGTGTCGAACCGCCTGACCTTCTCGGTCCCCGGCTACGTCAACATTCTGCGCGACGATCTCATCAAGACCGTACTCTTGCGCATGCAGTTCGCGGCCCTCTACGGCACCGGCAACTCGGGCGCTCCGCTGGGCCTGAAGAACGACCCCAAGACTGCGACCTACGCCGCCGATGGTGCTGGCTCGGCTGGCAAGACCGTCCGGTATACCGACGTGGCAGACTTCGAGGACGTGCTGATGGAGCTGGATGCCTCTCTCGAGGGTTCCGTGCTCATCACCCACCCCCGCGTCATCCGCAACATGAAGATCGAGCGCGTGAAGCAGTTCAGCGGTCAGACCACCGGCTCGCCCGTGCTCCAGTTCAACACCCCGCGCCTGGACAATGCCGCGCTCGAGAAGGCTGTCGGCTACGGCGTCAAGTCGTACACCGCAATCCCGGTCAACCAGACCGTGGGCGGCGACACCGACTGCGCCGACATCTTCTTCGGACGCGCCGACGAGCTGAGCATGTACACCTGGGGCGGCGTGGCCTTCAAGATGTCCAAGGAAGCCACCGTGAACGGCCTCTCGGCGTTCTCGGCCAATCTCCTGCACATCCAGGCCGACGTCGAGTACGACATCCTCTGGCGCCAGCCCAAGCAGATGCTCGTCGTCACCGGCTGCAAGACCACCCGCCTGGTCTCCGACGCCTGATCCTGACCGAGGGGGCGGGTAGGTTCCTGCCCCCTCTCACCCCTTTCGACAAAGGAACAGCATGAGCCTCAAGAACTTCGCTCTGGCAACCGAACCGAAGATCGCCATTCCCGCGACCACGGCTTCGACCACCACCAACGGCACCGCCATCGACCTGACCACGTTCAAGGGCAGCCCCCGCGACATCGGCTTCACCGCCATGGCGTCGAACCTGGGCGGCGGCACCGTGGCCTTCAAGATCCAGTCCAGCCCGGACAACTCCACCTGGACTGACGTGACCGGCGGAGCATCCGCCAACGTGACCGTCAACGTCCCCGTGGCTCTGTCCGTGGGCGACGCTCGCGTCGGTCGCTACGTCCGCCTCGTGGCTGTCCTGGCCGGAGCCACCAGCGCCGTGTTCTCGGCATTCGCGCACGGCTACGACCTGGCAGAGGAGCCGCCCGCCGGCTTCGTGTCCGGCACCAACTACGTCGTGGTCGGCGGCTGATGCCTTCGGTGATCCCCCTTACCACGCTTGACCGCCTGGCTGCATGGCTTGACGTTGAGCAGGACGACGTGCGCGGGTCCGCCCGCATGCAGTTGCGGGGGATCATCGCGTCTGTGAGCCAGCAGCTCGCGGACGTTTGCGACATGAGCTTCGGCGTGGCTGAGAGGACCGAGAGGCACCCAGCCACGCCACGTACTCGACAGATTTTCCCGGATCAGCCGATCCAGTCCGTCACCTCGGTCAAGATCGACCAGCAGGGGACGTTCATCAATTCTTCAGCCCTCGCGGCTGGATCCGACTACGTCGTCAACCTAGACGGCCAGCGCATCGACCTTTCCGTTTCGTGGCCCATCGCGCCACGCCCTGCCGCGACATTCGAGATCGTGTACTTCGGCGGACTTGCCTGGGACACCATCTCGACGGTCTACACCTGCACTGCATCCGAGGCCGTCACCCCTGCCACCTACACCATGGCAGATGGGCGGATGCTCACTGTGACCGCCTACGCTGAGGGCCTGCTTACGTTCCAGCCTGTCGACGGAAACTTCTACGAAGGCGACCGGCTCACACTAGGCTCTGCCGTCGTGACGCTCGGGGCGCCGTCCAAGCCGTCCATCGTCAACGATCACCCGCAACTTGAGATGGCCGCGCTGATGCAGTGCGCCTACCTATGGGAGCGCCGCAAGAGCGCTGGGCGGACCTCGACCACCCTCGGCAACGGTGACACATCCTATCGAGGCGAATATGGCCTCCTGGACGGCGTGGAAGAGCTTCTGACCGCCTACAAGCGCACGAGGCTTCGGGCAGGATGAGTAACGCCCAATTCACCGTCACCGTTCCGGAGATCAACGTCTCTGGATTCCGTGCATCGGCTATTCGCTCCATGCGGAATTGGGGCGGCAAGTACATCGAGACGCTGACCAGCCAGCGCATGAGCGGGCGCCCCGGAACCAACCGGCGCACCGGCAACCTTGCTCGAGGCTGGAACAGCGCCGTGACAGAGGAGACAGGCGGTGCCGTTCTGCGCATCTGGGTCAGCGGACCCGGCGCTCAGTATGCTGCGATGCAGGAG